CTTTAAAATTATGGCAAAGATTTAAAAATGAAATTGCTAAACAAAGTTTAACTACTGTTTGGGAAATGGAGCAGCAGTTGCTTCCAATGTTAATAAAGATGCGTCAACGAGGTGTGAGAGTGCAAGTGGAAAAAGCTGCAGAATTACAAAAAGAAATGAAGAACCAAGAAAAAGAAATATTACTGGCCATAAAAAAAGAATCAGGAATAGAAGTAGACATTTGGGCATCACGCCAGATCGCCAAAGCTTTTGACAGACTGAAGTTAGACTATCCACGTACCGAAAAAACAAAAGAACCTTCCTTTACTCAAAATTGGTTGATTAATAATAAAAACAAAATAGCACAATTGATTGTAAGTGCAAGAGAAGTAAATAAATTTCATGGAACTTTTTTATCTTCCATAATGAAATACCAGGTCAACGGAAGAATTCATGGAGAGATAAATCAATTAAGGGGAGATAACGGAGGTACAGTATCTGGAAGACTATCAATGAGTAACCCTAATTTACAACAAGTACCCGCTAGAAATAAAGACTTTGGGCCTAAAATTAGAAGTTTATTTATACCTGAAGAGGGTTTTAAATGGGGTAGTTTTGATTATTCTCAACAAGAGCCACGAATGACTGTTCATTACGCAGCGTCTATTGGTGACGGCTATGAAGGATCAAACGAATTAGTTGAGGCATATCAAAATGCAAGTGCAGATTTTCATCAAACAGTTGCAGATTTAGTGGGTATAGAAAGAACCCAGGCTAAAACGATTGGGCTTGGTCTAATGTACGGTATGGGTAAAGCTAAATTAGCTATCTCTTTAGGTGTTTCAAAAGAAGAAGCTGATGAATTAATAATTAAATATAATAAAAAAGTCCCGTTTGTAAAAAAATTATCTGATAGATGTAAGTATGCTGCTGATGAAAAAGGAGTGATTAGAACAAAGAGAGGTAGAAAATGTAGATTTGATATGTGGGAAACTAGAGATTTTGGTTTACACACAGCAGAAAAATATGAAGATGCAGTTGCTAAATATGGTAAAGATAATATTAAAAGAGCCTATACTTACAAAGCTTTAAACAGATTAATACAAGGATCATCAGCTGACCAAACAAAACAATCAATGTTGGATTGTTACAAGGCAGGTCATTTACCTATGTTACAAATACATGATGAGTTATGTTTCAATGTTAAAGATGAATCACATGCGAAGGAAATTCAAAAAATTATGCAAGATGCTATAGAATTTAAAGTACCAAGTGTTGTTGATTACGGACTTGGAGAAAGTTGGGGAGATGCTAAATAAAAAAAATTTACCACATAATAATCAAGACATGATAGGTTATGCAGCAGGTCTTTTCGATGGAGAAGGCAATATTAATTATGCTCAATACAAATGCAAAAAACCAAACGGTAAAGTTTACTTAAAGTGGAATGTTGGAATGGAGATTGCAATGACTGATTTAGATTGTATTAAAAATTTTTATGATATTGTAAAAACAGGAACAATACATTTTAAAGGTAAGGGTAAAGGTTCTCTAAACAAAAAAGATCAATGGCGATGGAGATGCTCACATCAAAAAGCGTATGCATTANCAAAANTNTTTNTNCCNTATTCAGTNAGTAAAAGAGAAAAANTANTNAAAATNATAAATCATTATGAGTTTAAAAAGCCGATAGATGTCCTAAGTAAAAAGTTTCCTTTTTTTAAGTTTAAGAAAAATTAACCAGCTGCAGCTAAATTTTCTTGTACATCTTGATATTTGATCTCATTNCTTTTAGATCTAATATCTCTTTCTGTCTTAAGCATTTCAACTGTACATAGACCATGATCTAAAAAATCAGTTGACCACTTATTTTCAAGTTGTTTTAATTCTTTTAACAACTTTATTTTTTCAGGACTCATTTAATTCCTCGTACGTTATGTGAATCCTTTTATTACCGGTGAAACCATCATCAATAATTTCAACCTGACCTTGATCCACTTGTTCGGACAAACTTAATATCGCTTCAGTGCTGTTCGCAGCTTCGACAACGTGGTCTAGTTGCTGCCCTCCCATACAAGCTCTGATACGATAAGCTGTCATAAGATATTATAAGATATTTCAAAAGAATGGTCAACATTGTAACCCTCACTGTCTATGGCCATACAATGCACTCTATAATCGTCTAAAAAACCGCCTAATTCCTCAATTTTAGATTTATTTGTTCTACCAATACTTACTGCTTTTTCTCTACATATTGAGGCATTCTTGATATCGTCAACTATAAATTGTGTGCATTGTGTTCCAACATCTGCAAAATTCCAACACATATTACCTAGTAATATAAATTTTAAAATCATATTGTTTCTATAGGTTTACAAGAAAATGTGGTGTAAATTCCGTACTTATTTACCTTTTCTATTCCTATCTCCTGTATCTTAGCTATAGATATATTATATCCTGAAATTTGGCAATCATACAAGCCATTAAATGTCTGTGGAAAAGTAAATGGTGCNACGCAGGTATTATCAACCATTGANCACAAAGCTATTGTTAAAATATATTTCATAATTTTATTGACATTTACCATTATCCCATATAATTAAGATTTTATGAAAAACAAAAAAAGTAAAAGTCTTATACTAGATAGTATCATTACTGAAGTAGATGAACAATTGGGTCTAATTCCCTCACATGATTTTGATGGTAGCCCNATNGANGANTCTCTTCACATGGATATGTATGTNGATGCAATAGCAAACATACACTTTATTGATAAATTAGATAGAAAACATTATCCATTTAGTAAAACAGTTGCGACATATTTGGTAGAGGATGAATTAGAGTGTCGATTAAATNAACCAACANAGGAGGANAAAAATGTCAAATGACATACACCCACCATTAGGACAAAAGCCTGAAGGTGATTTAGAACCATTAAATAAATTAAAAAGCACAATGGATAACTTATTTAGAATAATAGATACTGCTACACAGACTATTAAAAACTTAAGAGNAGAAAATGAAAAATTAAAAAATGCTCTTGAAAAACTAGGTGTAAAAGAAAAAGAAGATATTTTAGTGCTAACCAAAGANATGGAGATAAAATGAATATAAAAGATTGGAAGTCTGTTGCTATAAGNATTAATGATTATAAATTATTAAAAGGACTTTGTANAAATAAATTTAGAGCTCCAGGCNCTATGATTTCAAAAATTTTAAATGATTATCTAGATCATCAGGCTAAAAAATCTAAAATGTCTGGTGCTGATTATCGTGCTAAACTTTTGAATGGGGCAAGTGATGGATCTAAAAAAAATAAAAGGTAAAGAATTTTTTACNATAGAGCTTGATTTAGAAAACAATAATGTAACATTATACGTTAATGGAGAATTAAGAAATAAAATTCATACTGTCAAATCAGAAACATTATTTGATCGTATGTTAAAAATAGCAAAATTAAAATTTCTTAAAATGAGAGATCAAGTTGAGCAATAAACTTGATGAAAGATTATACAATTCGTAAAATATCATATAATGATACTAAACCTTTTATTTTAAATATTCACTACGCAAAAAGAATGCCATCAATAACTTANGCATTTGGTCTATTTTATAAATCTGATTTAGTAGGTGTAATNAGTTATGGTTCTCCNGCATCTCCTACANTATGTAACAGTATAGCAGGGCCTNATTATAAATCAAAAGTTATTGAATTAAATAGGTTAGTTTTAAAATATAATAAAAAAAATGAAGCTTCTTTTTTAGTTTCTCAGTCTTTTAAGTTACTACCTAAACCAACTATTATCGTATCATTTGCTGATACAAATCAAGGCCATACCGGTTATATTTATCAGGCAACTAATTTTATTTATACAGGTCAAACAGGTGAATCTTATCAATTAGTAGATTCCGAAGGTCAAGAATTTCATTTTAGAAATATAGGACATTATCAAAAAAACAATAGAATAAATGTTGCCTTGGTAAAAAGAAGAGTTGATGAAGACAAAATAAATAAATTGGATATCGCAAATTACCTTAGAAAACATAAGGGTAAATTTACAAGTAAACAATTAGATAAAATTTTTGGATATAAAGACACCGCTGGTCATTGGTTTAGAACAGACGCTGGTTTTAGTTTTCCTAGAATAGATGATTGGATGGTTTTAAAAAAACTTTTAAATTTTGATAATACGTATGATAATATTATGACTGCTTATAAATTAATTCCTGATTCAAAAGAAATTGTTAAAAAGTTAAATTTAAAAAGAAAACTTATGAAAGGTAAACACAGGTACATATATCTAATTTGTAATAAAACAGATAAAAAGAAAATATTAAAAAATTTAAAATATAAACCATTAAGTTATCCTAAATTAAGGAGTAGTTTAAAATGAGTGCCACTTTTGGTTTTGGTATGTTATTATATGGATTAATTTGTATAGCAATTGCTTCAATAATAATTTATTTTGTCCTAAAAAAAATAAAATGATTTTAAAATTTTATATTTGGTTGATGGGTTGGTCTGGTACTTTAAGTGCATGGGCTTGGAGAAAACATGTTAAAATTTTAAAGAAAAAAAAGAGATGACTTTTTTATTGAGTATTTTTTTTATCGCATTAATATATGGCGCAATAACATTATTGTTAATGTTTTGGAATGAAGAGGATGTATGAAATATAATAAATTAGCTTACAAAATTTTCCGGAGTTTTGATAAGAAACAACGAGAATCTTTATGGATTGAATATGATATTGAGAGAATTGATAATTGGGAAAATAAGGATTGGAATAATAGATTTTATATGAATTTTGGTAATTGGTTATGGATGAAAAAGTTTAAAAAACATAAAGATTTGTGGATTCCATTAATGCAAAAAATGCAGAAACTAAAAAATGAACAACTTAAACTTATGGCAGAAGGTCCTTTTTATAAGGGTAGCCCGGTTGAACATTTAAAAAAATAATGTCGTGGGTAACTTACCCTAGGCATTGATCCCATTAGATTTAATCTTTACAATTATTACTTGCGTAAATAAAAATTATTTTATATGAGTGATAAGAGTTACAACTACAAGGATTGTTTAGAATGTAAAAGCAATGGATTTATTATTGCTCCATTTTCTAAAACACTACATTCTTGTATTCATTGTAACGGATCAGGAACCACGCTACACGGACACAGATCAGAATCAGAACAAGTAATGTTATTTAAAATAGCGTGGGATTTTATACATGGCAAAGAAAAAGGATGGTATCACTGATTTAACAAAGCTTTCTGTTATAGCAGCAGAAAAGTTTACTCGTAGACAATTTCAATTATTTCAATCTACTTTGTTTGCAATGTTAAACGGAGTTCAATTTGGTTACACTGAATTAGGTCCCGATTTCATTAACGATACTAATGATATTTACACTATCCATAGTAAACCACAAAAAAAACAAAAAACTAAAAAGGTATTAGTTAAAATAAAAAACAATAAGTCAAATGTAATAGATTTCAATTCATACAAAAGAGAAGATGTTAAAGTATGATGATGAATACCTATACAAAAAAAGAAATGATGCAAGATTTTAGGGATATAAAAAATCATATCCAGAATGAAAACTTGCAGGGTGCAGACATCACTGAGTTAATTGATGATGTTCATGAACATTACGAAGTCGCCAATCGTTGCAATTTTAAGTTATCGAAAGGCCACTATTGTGATTTACTCTCTAGACTTGTTGAAACTTATGGGCACTAATATTGCTTCTGATATAGTATCTGAAAACCACGTTTGTAATGAGCAGAAACTTTGGAGGCACGTAATTCTTAATGCTTTTGAAGATGTTAAAATTTTGGCTGGTGATCGAAAGAGCAGCCTTAATAAATGTGATGCTCATTTTTGGATTGCAAAATCTAAAGACTTTGAACAAATTTGTTGGTGGGCTGGTTGGGAGCCTGAGAATGTAAGATACCGGTATGCTAAAGCTTTAAGAGAGGGCCTGGTTAAATTTAAAAGAAGACACTTTCTATGGCATGAGTATTCAAAGTTATTTCAAAGATTAAAGGTTGAACAGGATAAAGATATTAGAAAAGAATTAAGAAGGCATCTTGAGAATAAACGTAGACAAATCATGGACGCAGATAATGTCTACGTTAATCATAATATTTTAGATTAGTCATGGTGGATAAAAAAATTTTAGCCTGAAGGGCAGGGAGCAATCGCCACCCTTCAGAGAGAAAGGAATCATATGAAATATATGATACATATTATATAGATATACGTATAAATTAAAATTTCAACAAAAAAAAATCCAGGCCATGTGAGAAACAAATAAAACTACATGACCTGGAAACTAACAAAGGGCAAAAAAATGAATAACTTTTTGCTTATGTTCGTTGTATAATAACAACATATAGTTGTCAAATCGTTGTAAATATACCACTAATAGATCCGTGAATCGTGGTAATAATTCGTAACGTTAGTTGTCTAGCGAAAAATTTTTTTTTATAAATGTGTCTTGGGTATAACGGACAAGAACCACGGCTCTCGGTCCACGGGGCTGTTGAAAAAACAAAAAATGCGGTCATTAAGATACAAAGGGGGTAATATTATGAGATATTAATAAGGGGCCGAAAGGCCTCCAAGCTTTTCCCAATACTATTCCTTACAAACATTTTTTTTTATTTTTTTTGAAATAGCCCTTTTTTAAGTAAGTTTTAGGAAAAACGTTGATATATAACAATTCTAGAGCATTTTACACTAGGAAAACACTAGGAATTTCCCAGGAAAATATCTTCAGTTTTAGGAATATGGCAGAAATAAGATACAGAGGACGTATTTTTTGCAAATTTTATTTTAATTTTTTTGTTTGTATGAAAGTGTATTAGGAAAAAATTGTGCTATATTTGGTCAAGAAATGGCCAAAAGAAAAAATACATTAAAATCCGTAAATGAATTAACTTTGAAACAAAAAGCTTTTGTTGATATTTATGTTTCTAATTGGGGTGAAATTTCTAAAGTAGAGGCAGCAAAAAGAGCTGGATATAAATCTAATAAACCAGAGGGTCCTACAGAAATAGCTAGTAGATTAACTGATCCAAATAAAAATCCACACGTAGTGCGTTATATGGAAATGAAGTATAACCAAGAATTAAAAAAACATGAAGGAGATAAATTAAAAAAATATAAAAGATTTGAAACATTGAGTAAAAAAGCAGAGGATAAAAAACAGTTTGCTGTAGCTGTAAATGCAGAATATAGATCCGGCCAAATGGCAGGTATGTTTGTAGATAAAAAAGAGGTAACACATGTTGGATTGGAGGGTATGAGTCGTGAGCAACTTGAGAAAAGGTTATCCGAATTGGAAAACAAAATCGGAGAAGCCAAAGACATCATTAACGTCACGCCAGAAACGATTAGTCAAGAGTGATAGATGGATGGTAGTGTTTAATGAAATTCATAATGCTCATTTAAGTTCTTCAATTGGCATTGTTTCTGTCAAAACGGAGAATAAAAAATGATATTCCTAAAAAATCACTATGTAAATTTTATATTCCTAAAAAATCACTATGTAAATTTTGATATTCCTAAAAAAAGGTAATGTAGTTTTATGAAAAAAATAAAAAAGAAAAATAAAAAAATTTCTATACCAAAAAAAATTTATGATGAGATTGAAAAATATCCAATGGTTTCTTGTGAGTGGTTTGATATTGTTAGTAATTCAAGTTGGAGCAGTTTTGAAGAGGTCAAAAAAAGTGAATTGGCAACGTGCATAACAAAGGGTCATTTATTAAGTCAATCTAAAGGTATTACTAGAATTTTTGGTGATTATTCACTATCTGATGATAAAAAAAGAATAGAAACAATCGGAAATACAACTTTAATTCCTAATTCTGTTATTAAAAGTATAAAAAAAATATAAATCTTGAATTTTTTTAATTAATTATTATCTCATTTTTATGGGATTTTTAGCAAAATTTTTAGCTTTTTTTATTACTCAACCTACAATTGCAGTCATTTTATTAGTATTTATTTACTTTTTATTAAGTATTTTCTTTAAAATTTAATACTTGACTATCTTATTTTCATGGGATATCAATATAAAACTAACAAACTAAAAAAGGAGCAACAATGGGATTTGATATTATTGGTTTAAATCCAAAAAACCTACATTTAAAAGAACCTGAAGAACCAGACAATTTGTGGAATTTACCTGAAGAAAAACAAAATGAGTACTTTAATAAAAGAGCAGAGTACACTTCTCAATCTGGTACTTATTTCAGAAATAATGTTTGGTGGTGGCGACCTCTTGCTCATTATGTTTTAACGCATACAAAAGTAATAGACGAAGATAAAAAAAAGTCTTGGAGTTATAATGATCATTGTATAGTTGAAGATGAAGAGGCAATTCAAATAGCTAAACAATTAAGATATTTAATTGATAAAGGACATACAAAAAGGTTTAGTGCAGAATGGGAAGCAAGAAGAAAAACTTTAGAATTACATAATGATAAAATTGAAAAAGAACTTGATAATCATGTCAAAGACGTTCAAAGAAAAATGAATGATAGTAATCTTGCACCAAAAGATTTTCCAAAAGAAGATTATGACAAATGGGAAAAGATATATAGAAGAAGAAATAGTGACGCAAATTACCCCTTTTCAATTAAAAATGTTGAAGAGTTTGCAAAGTTTTGTGAAAATAGTGGTGGTTTTTCTATTGGTTAAAAGAATTTTTTTGATTATTTTTAACAACTGTTAAAAAATAAAAATAATCTAGTGTCCAAATCACTATTTCCATTTGGGTAGTTTGCAAGTTTCCTATTTCACTAAACTTGCACTAACAAAAAAACAAGGAGCAAAAAATGTCTAAACAAATAAGTAAAGACAACAGAGAATATTGGTTAAAAAAATTATCTTCCAAATTTTCTGACAAAAGAGAGGCAATAGTTTCATTACATCAAGTTGAGATTAATGAGCAATCGCAAAAAAATTTCCCAATTTTTAAAAAAAGATTAGGGATTGAGAAAGATTTAATAAATTATCTTAAAGTAGAAAAAGACTTTAATGA